ACCGTTCCCCGGACCATCGACATCCCGGTTCACCCACCCGCTGTGCTGCCTTGCTGAGCTCGACCTTACAGGCTTTCGCTCGGTTGTGCAAGTGTCGCTGTCTGGTCTGCCTCGCTTGCCTTGCGGCTTGCGGTGCGTCCCGTCGTGGCGACAGACAGAACTTTGCGCCACTTGCACGCTGATGTCAAGCCGTGCAGGTCAGAGCATGTTTCGGGACGCTCTCAGCGCCGTTCTCCGGGCCTTTCCGGGGCGTGCTGGCCCGTTCCCTCGGTTGCTTGGAGGGAAGCCGCGAGCGGGCAGCGTGCAAGGCGCGCGAGGGTAGCACGGGCAGCGTGGGCCGGGGTGGGGTGGGGGGTGACCCCCGGTACGCGGGAGCGCGCACCGCCACGTCTTACCGGCCAAGATCGCGCCACGGTTTCAGGGTCGATCGGAGCGCAGCCCGAGAGTGCCGGCCAGGGCCTGGCGGACGTGCCCGCGGGTCAGAGCCACACCGGGATTGGCAGCGGCGAAGAGACGCAGCATCCCGAGCGGGGAGTCGGAGGGCGGGGGCGTCTCGGCCAGCTCGGCACCAGCGATCTGGAGGGCGAAGCGGAGGTCAGTGTCGTTGTCCATGCGTGCAAGTGTAAGCCGTAGGACTGACAGCCGGCACTGGATTACCGGGGCGCGACAGCGCCCCCAGGTCGTAAGCAGCTCTGCTCTGTGGCGCCCTTGGGCGCCCTTGCCGCTTCGCCCCTGCCTACTACCTCGCCGTCGCATCAAGCTCTGGTGGCCGCCGCCAGGCGGCCCAGCCTCGAAGCCTCACTGTGTAAGTGTGACCACGGTCACCTCGAAAGCATCCGGACTGGCAGGGGTCGAGCTCCGTATCAGTAAGTACAAGGGTAAGTACGAAGGACGAAGTAGAAGGCTTGAGGCCCTGTCGGGCCTCGCTGACCAAAGCTCCTTACTACTTACTACTTACCGAAGACTCCCTCGGGTTGGCAGCTTCGGGCAGCTACCTCTTCAGGTAGGACGTCACCGAGGGTTCAACGTTCCACGTCGGGGGTGATCAGGTTGCCGAACTGGGAAGGGTCGGACAGGCGCTCGCGCCTTCCGGCTGACTGGTCCAAGATTCGGCTCCGGGTTCTGCGCCGAGACGCGGGTCGGTGTACCGCGCTGGATGAAGCGGGTACACGCTGCGACGAGGTTGCGACCGACGTGGACCACATCAAGCCGGGCGACGATCACAGCATGGGGAACCTACGCTCCCTGTGCTCGTGGCATCACCGGAAGAAGAGTGGCGCTGAGGGTGCTGCGGCGCAACGCGCCAAGCGACGTGCGATCGAGAAGAAGTTCCGACGCACCGAGCAGCACCCCGGCCTCCTGTAAGACCCGCGCTCCAGGTTCCTCCCAACCTGTCGAGCGTGTGCGCCCCCGAGCCCTCCTCTCCTCGGGCGAGGCGCCGGCCCCTGGCTCACCACCGGGGGCCCGAGACTTCCGGTCGCGCGACGGCCGATCGAGGAACGATCCAAGGAGGTAACCCGATGCCCTGTGGCACCATCTGTCCCGGCCCCTGCTCCGGCTGTCCGCTCGCCGGCCTTCGGTGAGCGGCTGGACCTGGGCCTGGATCGCCTGGCTCGCGGCCTTCGTCGCGATCGAGGGCAAGGCCCTCACCAACAAGACCAAGGGCGACACCCTCTCCGAGCATGTGTGGAAGTGGTTCGCCACCTCCAAGCTCGACAACAAGCCGACCGGCTGGGTTCGCCTGCGCCGCTTCGGCCTGCTCGCGTTCATGGCCTGGCTCTCCGTGCACTTCCTGACGGGGGGCGTGTTCTGAACGTCCTCTACTTCACCTCTCCGCACTGTCGGCCCTGTCGCTCGTTCGGCCCGCTCCTGAAGAGCGAACTGGCTGAGCTCGGGGTCGAGGCGGAGGTGGTCGACATCAGCACCCCTGACGGCCTGGAGAAGGCCGGCTCCCACGACGTGTCGAGTACACCGACCGTCGTCATCAAGCGGTACGGCGAGGAGATCAGCCGCTTCACCGGCGCACTCCTCGGAAATTCACTGAAGGACGCACTCAGCGTCCTGCGATGAAGGGAGGTGACCGGTGGGCGTTCGCGGCCCCGTACCGAATCGTGAATCAGACCTCGCGCGCCCCCGGTCGCGTAAGGGCACTGAGGAGCAAGAGACCAAGAAGGGCCAGATGCGGAAGGTCACGGTCCCCCGACCTGACCCCGACTGGCACCCCATCGCCGTCAAGCTCTACAACTCGCTGAAGACGTCCGGTCAGTCGGACTTCTACCAGAACAGCGACTGGGCTCTGGCGTACGCCCTGTGCGATGACCTGTCCCACTACAAGAAGTCGGGCAAGCGTTCCGCGCAGATGGCTCAGACCCTGTACTCCGCCCTCGGCAACCTCCTGGTGACCGAAGGCGATCGGCGCCGCGTGCGCATCGAACTGCAAGAGCCCGAGGAGGAGACCACCTCCGCGGCTGTCCTCGCCATCGCCGACTACAAGCAAGAGCTCGGGCTCGCCGAGTAGGACTACTCATCGAGCTGTCTCGGCGATCTCGTCCTCAGCTCGTCACGGACGGCGCGGATGGACCTGATCGCCTTGATCGCCTTGCTGCTCAGCTTGGGAATCTGATCAAGGACGAAGGCCAGGACAAAGAATACGCCGAAGAGGAGCGCCGCAAGGGCTACCGCCCAGCCAGGGAGCTGCATTGACCCGACAACCTTCCGAGGGCAGCACTGAGCGCGCTGCGGGAGTTGTCCGCATCCGCTCCACCACCTCTCCATTACGTCGCTCGGGCGCGTCCGATCGTACAGCAACGGGCGGTACGGAGGCGAAAGTTGGAGGTGAGCCATGGCGAAGGAAGCCGTCCTCACCTCCGAGGAGATCGAACAGCTCCCCCCGACATTCCTCGGTCCGACCTGGCGGAAGGACAGCCTTGGCGCCTGGGTCCTGCCCGAGCGCACCCTGGGCTGGCAGATCGCCGGCTGGGCCGCGGAGTACCTACAAGCGGAGAACGGCGGCCCCTGGAAGTTCACCAGGGAGCAGCTCCGGTTCGTTCTGCACTGGTACGCCGTTGACGAGAACGGGCGGTTCACCAACCGCAAGGGCGTCCTTCAGCGCATGAAGGGCTGGGGCAAGGACCCGCTCCTCGCGGTTCTCTGCATGGTCGAGCTCGTTGGGCCGTCGCGCTTCTCCCACTGGGACGAGGCTGGCGAGCCGGTAGGTGTCCCTCACCCGCGGGCGTGGGTGCAGGTTACGGCCGTCAACCAGTCGCAGACGACGAACACGATGGCCCTGATTCCGTCGCTCATGACGGATCACTTCAAGGCGAAGTACAACGTCAAGGACGGCGCGGTTCTCATCCGCGCCAACGGCGGCAAGGCTCGTCTTGAAGCAGTGACTTCCTCGTACCGTGCGCTCGAAGGCAAGCGAACGACCTTCACCCTGCTCAACGAAACCCATCACTGGGTGAGCGGGAACAACGGCCACAAGATGTACGAGACGATCGACGGTAACGCGACCAAGCAGGACAGCCGTTACCTGGCGATCACCAACGCTTACCTCCCCGGCGAAGACAGTGTCGCCGAGCGGATGCGCGAGTCGTTCAACAAGATCCTCGAAGGCCGCATGGCCGACATCGGGTTCATGTACGACTCGATCGAGGCTCACGCCAAGACCCCGCTGACTGCGGTCGCGCTGCGCATCGTCATCCCGAAGATCCGCGGTGACGCGGTCTGGCTGAACGTCGACTCGATCATCCAGTCCGTGATGGACGCGACGATCGCTCCGTCCCGGTCTCGCCGTATGTGGCTCAACCAGATCGTCGCCGAAGAGGATGCGATCTACGGGCCGGCCGAGTGGGATGGCCTGGTCAACGACGCCAAGGTGCTGAAGCCTGGCGACGAGATCGTCCTCGGGTTCGACGGTGGCAAGAGCTCGGACGCAACAGCGCTGATCGCGCTGCGCGTTCGGGACATGTGCGCCTTCGTGCTCGGTGTCTGGGAGAAGCCGGACGGACCGAAGGGTGAGGACTGGACAGTCCCCCGCGGTGACGTTGACTCCGAGGTGCATGAGGCGTTCCGCCTCTTCGACGTGAAGGCGTTCTTCGCCGACGTTGCCCTGTGGGAGTCGTACATCGCTGACTGGTCCGAGACGTACGGAGCCGGCCTTTCGGTGTCCTCACCTTCGGGCAAGGACGCGATCGGCTGGGACATGCGTGGTTCGCAGAAGACGGTGACGCTGGCGCATGAGCGCCTGATGCGGTCCATCTTCGACGCCAAGCTGGCTCACGACGGTGACCTGACTCTCCGCCGCCACGTCCTCAACGCGAGGCGCCGGACGAACAACTACGGCATCTCCTTCGGCAAGGAGAGCAAGGACAGCCCCCGCAAGATCGACGCCTACGCCGCACTGATGCTCGCGCATGAGGCGCTGTACGAACTCCGCGCTCGCGGCAAGAAGGTCCGGAAGCGGACCGGGCGCGGCTACTTCATGTGACCCCTGTGCAAGTGTGACTACGGAAGGTGGTGAGGCATGGCCGACACCAGCCCAGCTTCGCTGGCGAAAGAACTCCTCTCCATCCTCGATCGTGACGAAGGCCGGCTGGAGCGGATCGACCGCTACATCAACGGCAAGCACGACGACCCGTACATGCCGCCCCAGGCGGATGACGAGTACAAGCTGCTCGCGAAGCGGGCGGTGTCCAATTGGATGCCGCTCCTGATCGGCACGCCTGCCCAGGCCCTGTACGTGGACGGCTTCCGGCCGGGCACCGCAGCCGCGGGCCTCCCGCAGGCTTCGTCCTCGACGAGCCCCCAGTGGGAGCACTGGCAGCGCTCGCGCATGGACGCCCGCCAGGCCGCGGTCTACCGCGGAGCGCTCGGCTTCGGTCACTCCTTCGTGCTGACGGAGAAGACCAAGCGGGGCGTGATGTCGAAGGGTCTGTCCGCCAAGCGGACGGCCGCCCTGTTTGAGGACCCCGCGAACGACGAGACTCCGTACGCCGCGCTGACGGTGACCTCCTGGCCCAAGGGCGAGACCCTGGGCAAGGCCCGGCTCTTCGACGGCAAGCGCGAGTACGCGGTCACCTTCAAGGCGAAGGGCGACGCCGAGTCGATCCGCGTCGGAGGCGGCAAGCTGCACGGCGCTACCGAGTGCCCGATCACCCGCTTCGCTGCGTCGGTCGACCTCGAAGGCCGCACGGTCGGTGTGGTCGAGCCGATGATCGCGCTTCAGAACCGCATCAACCAGACCATCTTCGACCTCCTGGTCTCGCAGACGTACACCTCGCACGAGGTGCGGTACGTGACCGGCATGGCGCCGCCTCTCCAGATGGAGATGCTGGACGAGAACGGCCAGGTCACCACCGATCCTGCGCTGGCTGTGGACAGCCGGCCAAAGCTCGACGGTGCGGGTAACCCGATCCCGGCGAACATCAACCACAACGCCCGGCGCTTCCTCTTCGCGGAAGATCCCGACGTCAAGTTCGGTTCGCTGCCTGCTGGTCCGATCGGTTCGCTGATCGACTCGGTGGACATGAGCATCCGGCACCTCGCCGCGATCTCGCAGACCCCGCCGCATCACCTGCTGGGGCAGATCGCCAACCTGAGCGCGGAGGCCCTACTCGCCGCGGAGACCGCACTGAGCCGGAAGATCGCCGAGTTCCAGTCCATCTTCGGAGAAGCCTGGGAGCGGGTCTTCCGCCTCGCGGCCGAGCTCGAAGGCGACACTGGCGCGGCTGACGACTTCGCTGGCGAAGTCCAGTGGCGCGACATGGAATCCCGTTCGCTGGCCCAGGCCGCTGACGCTCTCGGCAAGCTCGCCGACCAGCTCGGCATCCCGAAGCGCGGACTGTGGAAGCGGGTGCCCGGCGTAACCCAGACCGAGTACGAGGACTGGGAGCAGATGGCCGAGGACGACGACTCCGTAGGCCAGCTCGCTTCAGCCCTCACCCGAGCAACGCCCGACACGGGCATCCCCGCCTCGCCCGACAGTGAGGTGGTCGCCGCGTGACCAGCCCAGCCCGACAGGCTGAGGCTGATCGCGCTGCCATCGCGTTCCAGACGGCACTGACCCAGATCGGGGCAGGCACCGTCCAGGATGCGCTTGCGATGTGGGAGGACGTCCCGGCTACAGCCAGGGCGTCCACCGCTTCCTCTTGGCTGAGGCGAGCCATCACGTTGGTGATGGGACGCAGGCGCCAGTCGCGAGACCTTGCCCGCGCTTACTACCGCCTCGTCCGCGCACTGCGGACGGGGAGCACGGTGGCTGATCCTTACCACCCCGAGCCCAGGTACGTGACTGTCACGACCCTGCGCGAGGAGTTCAACGCCTTGGTCGGAGGCGCTGAGCGCCCCCAGGAGGGGCGTGCAA